CTTTAACATGCATTAACGTATCTTAACTTAAGTTTACACTTCTTGATCCTTAAAGAAGAAAAGTGAGAAAAACTTCTACTGGGCGTACCCAGGGATCGAACTAAAATTAGTTACTAAAGTAAGGGCACACCTAATGTATGCAAGGCTAGTATTTTTGACTATTGAGCCTAATCTAAATTAATAAGAAGAATTATGACTAGATATTATATAAGGTCGATTAAGTCTTAAATCTAGAGACTAAAATATTATTATAGTTAAGAGCTAATAATAAGTAATTCTAATGTGAGCTAATGCTCGTTCAGGATTCCCAATCCACACAACGTTATTGTAAACAGCTACAGTTTCGGCGTAATGACCACACAACGACATACTCACTATACACAGAATGCATAGCTTTCAAGCGAATAGCAGCACAGCCTACCATTGTTTCCTCAGTTTCACCTGTAGTGGAACACAACGTTTTTAATTTATGTCGCAGTATACTGTGACACAAAGGGAGGTCCAATCAATTGATTGAACGAGAAGTCGTCACCAACAGCTCTATAGACAGTGATCTTTGTCCTGTCCAAAAGCGCATTAGTGCTCGACGTTGAAAGATCTATCTCAGTGAAATTACGCTGAAATAAATCGGAAGAGATATTCCCACCTGCTATAATAGGTAAGATAGGATACCTCGAATAATGCGGTACTTGAAACTCAAATACACCTTCGATGTTACGCGGCATATACACATCTGCAGCTGTGAAATATTCCGGCAAGAGCGCGTTGACAAAATCGACGGGGGAAGCCCCAGATGTTATCAACTGCTCAGGCAACAAACGTACACGAGCGGCATATATTTGAGAATCGTACGGCAAAACCTTAAATCTAAATGAGCCTCGGAAGAAAGCGTATAAATAAGAATAATAATCATACATATCTATAGACCTAGGTAATGTAGAGCCAGAATTTAAAGGGGAATTTACTTTGGAGGGTTGAAGTTGATACGAACCAGTAATCAGATTACCAGCTGCAGCATCACTGTAAATTTTATGAAATCTTTTAATAACTTGGCGGATTGATGATACTTTTTCACCAACTGTAATAGCACCTCCTACATATGTAGTGCCACTAAATTCTTTTGAAGTTAGTGGAGCAGTAATAGCACCAGTGGCTTGAACAACCTCTGGCGGAGCCATAACCGCTTCCGTTTCTCCCACTTGAGCGGTTGCGCGAACTAGTTTTTCTAAAACTGAGCTCGTGGTAGTAGTCGCTGGAGGCGGGAAATTAACGTCACTGGGATATATAGAAGGTAGACGGGGTATGGAGAGTTCGAAGTCCGATGCGGCACCAACCTCTGTTATAACGTCGATAGACGAAGCCACAGCACTGACAGCTCGAAGTTCATTAAGCACAACCATATAAATGGTGCCCGTGCTAAAGAAATTCGTGCGGGCAGTTCCGGGGAAAGCGTTATCGACTAATAACCACTGTTGAATTGCGACATATGGCACGTTGAACTCTACATCCGTATCTGACCTAAGATCTACTACAGTCGAGTAATTAGCATCTATATCGAAATTTGCGGGAAGTGTGGTCCCTGCTGAATAATCACCAGGAACGTAAATAATCCTAACTCTACCAGAATGAAACTTAGTTTTAACAAACTTAAAATTAAAATTAATTCCTCCTCTCCATTGCCTAAAAGCAGCCGAAGTATAAGCTAAGGTTGTAGGGGCATACTGAGTGGTGGATATAGTATAGCGATAGAAGTTTGGGGTGATGGGCGCGCTGAACAACACTGAACCCGCTGCAGCCGTTGTAGACCAAGCGAATCGCGTGTAAAACGTTTGCGTACGAGCGACATGAGATAATGCCATCTCGTCAACATTCGTCCGAAAAAGCGACGCATCAGTTTCAAGGGAATTATCGGAAAGTAGCGAAAGAATGTGAGAAGTATCGACACCATCAGAATTTGCCATAAAGCGAGTACTAGAAAGTTTCGTCACGTGGGGCGCTTCAATGGAGGTAGGTTTTGACCACCCAAATTGACGCGCGACGTCTGCGATATTTTTAGATACCCACAGTGCAGGTTGAGCAAATTGTGATACGCCTGGGATGTCGGCAACAGCACCTAAAGCAGTAGATATAGCGGAGGCGGTGGAGGTAATAATACCAGCACCACCGGCTTCTTCTACGGCTTCAGAACCTATTTGAGCTGTTGCTGTAAGTGGCAAACCAGTCGGGTATCGAAGTTGTATATTTTTAAAATTCATGAAAATAGTATAGTCAACAGTACCAGTCTGTGTGTCGCTCAATGGTGAATAAACTACCAATTGGAAACGACCCATAGAACCAATACCATTAGTCAATTCTGAAAAGGAATAGGGACTTATATAAGGGACGCACATAGTAGCCTCAGTACAGGTAGACAAGTCTAAATCTATATGAGGTGAACCAGTGATTGGGGGAAGATATTTTACATTAGCAGCTAAAGAAGTAGTTGTTGATGAATAATATTGTTGTTTATTACCTAAATAACGATAACCAGGTATCCAGCTTAACAGTAAACGTCCTGCTTGAAAGGGTTGAGAATTAACTTGTACCCTAATCTCGCAGTCAGCTCGAAAACCGTAAAAGCGATCAACCTTAGTTTTATACATATCTTTAAATAACATATCCCAGGGAAGTTCGAAAGCTTGAAGAACTGTTCCTCGTTCCGTCGTAGTCGGCCAAGCCGCCGTCACCATCATAATAGGTCTTTCCAAAAAAGAAATAATATTATGAGAGCGACCATCATTGACACAGTCCATAAACGCATTATTATATGAAACTGGATCAAGATGTACGTTAGAATTCGGAGCAATACCTTCAGAAGAGAATTTTAGAATTTGTTGTTGTTGAGTATAATTTTGAGTATTTTGAAAATTTGCAGGTAAATTTCTGACATTAGTAGCTACCTAACCAGCTAATGACATTTGGTATATATCTAGATTTTAACGGGGCTGCCGTAGGCCATCTTAATAAGTAAAGTTAAATAACTAAGCCTTATAATTTAGTAGCAATTATATTAATTTTCCATATACCTAACATTATAATATAAAGATCATACTAAAAGTTAATTTCTGTATTCAGTTGTTCGTTCCTGAATTTGGCTAATACAGAACGCCTACTATCAGGAGTGAAAGCGATTCCAGTACCACGAGTGATATTTAGACCACAAGCTACCATTTTTGGTCGCCAATAATCGTCCACATCACGATCGTGGAGGGCTAGTTCGGTAAGACAATATGTCGATAAAGTGTCAACACATATCTGTAACGCAGAAGCGTTACCCGCACGAACCCAATTCGGTGCATCAAGGAGCACATTGATATCCATAGGGGAAACCCATAGTTGAATACTCTCTTCAAAGCGAAATTTGCGTTTGAGAAAAGAGACATCAGCTAGTTTTCGAGCCTTTACAATGTCACCTGTTTTTGCTTCGTCGGTCATGTCCATGTCCAAATTAGTTTTAAGAACTTGTGTAAGAGTTTCCTGATTATACAAGTCTATAACAGAATGTCGTATATTCATAATGAAGTCATCTCCATAAAAAATAGACGATGTGTGCTCAAAAAACGCACTCATTGTTGCTAAATTTTCACAGAGAGGTTCATTTTGCATAATTGACAACCAAGAATCAGCTAAAACGCAATGATTTACTATACTATTAAGTATAGCCGTCGCAGGGCAACCAGAAGGTATACCGTTACGAACGAAATAAACCAGTGCGCCATTCGCCTCTTCATGATTGGCAATATGTAGATGGTTGAAACATTCCATTCCTAATTTGTACAAAAAATCGTAAAATTGTTCTTCAGTTAAGTTTCGACCACATACCACATTACGGTTTGCTTTGACTATATTTTCCCAGTTAGCACGTAACCAGTCACACATGATCTTCACGGCAACTTCGACATATTGTACAGGCAGAGTTCCATCAAAATTGGAATAATCTCCTGCAATTACATCGGAGCCTTGGCGTTGAAGACGCTGCGCGAGCTTAGTCCATTCCACAGAGGTAGGATTAATACCAACGGCTAGAGAGTTATCTACGCGATTCCTCATAGCGTGTGCAATGAACGGGAGAAAATATTGTCTAAAAGCAATACTATAATGCATGGGGCATGCGGTGAATAGACGGGTTTTGCCAATATCAGCCTTCGCAATAGGAATTTTGGCATCCTTCAGTGTATCTATCCAGATAACTTCAGGGCGCACATTATCCAACATACTAAGCTTCAATTGTTCAACATCGTCTAATAACTGGAGACAATGAGAATTCGTCAAATCATATTCCATTTCCTTTCCAAACCAACCTTGTTTTCCTACAGTGCCTTTGGGTTTATTCAAAGTGTAAGGGTATCCAGGGGCAGTTTGGCGATTTATGGCATTTATGAAGGGGTCACCATCGATTCCGATGATAGCTTCCTCCAGAGTCAACGGCTGTTTATACCATTCGGGAGTATTTTGGTACTCTCGGTGATAAAATACAGTCATAGCCTCATAGACAGTTTGTACTCTCGAAAGAGCGACAAACGGTCTAACAACACCATATTTCGAACGTTGCAATTTCATGGGGTCAATTCGTTCACCTTGTGAGTTCACGAATGGCCTCAAATGTCCGGGTTTGTTGGGAGACACACACAATGCTCCGAAAGCAGCTGAGCGCGACATAGCAGTTTTAACACTACCATTGATGCGCACACCAACCTTCGTTCCATGCAACTGGAACGTGCCGTTTTCTCTTAGAATATCACTTCTGACATCAAAAGGTACGACGGCATGTCCGTATTGCGATGAAGATTTGAAATGAGACATCATCTTGACAATCATCTGTTGAGTAATACTAACAGAGATGCCTTCGACAACGCCCATCAAACCAGCAATGTGTATACCTACAATCTTTTGGGTTATGCTCGTGCTTCTAGCGACTAGGACGGATCCACAATCACCAGGAACAGTCACAGCATGATACAAATACGATCCTCTATTTGTTATAATCTCATCACGCATATTGGTTTCGACAAGACTGTCTTCGGGGGTAAGAGTAGACAAATAAAACATTTCACGATAATGGCGAATGCCTTTTTGTCTATCCTTTTCAGTCGCAGTTTGATACCTTGCTAAGATACCAGGATTGTGACCTACCCTAAACAAATCTTGTTCGTCGACAATATGTTTGAATGCTTGTGAGTAGCAACCAGCGTTAATCGGGAGTTGAATTATAGCAAGATCACGGGAATCATGTTCAATATGATTCTCAGCGTCAAGTATAACTTCAACTGGATACTGACTAGTTATTACAGCAAAAGCATCTTCGAGACAAAACTCAAGAGAAAAGCCGAGTTCTAAGTCCATTTTAATTGCTCGTAAGAAGTGTTTCGGTATTAAACCTAATCGACCTCCCAGCATAAATATTTGTCCATAATAAGTTGTTGTTTTCACGTTCCCAGAGTCGGTCTTAGTCACAACAAACTTAAAAAGATTTTTATATACAACGTCGCGTACTATCGTAATAGCTCCAACATCTTGTTCAGGTAAATTCCTTTGCGAAGATGGAGTAGCTTGCTCCGATAAGCACCGACCACAATTCGATATGGTACAAGCGTCTCGTACATGAATGTCAGCTTTACTAATAATGGTTTTGACATCATCAACGAAAGGTGTTAAGTTAGCAACACTTTGATTCACAATACGAGACGTAGTTACATGTTTCATTTTGGCGTCATAGTGCGGGGCTTGATTCCTAATAATGGTTCGAGCAGCGTTACGCGCTTGCCGACCTTCATAAAGAGCGGGAGCTTGGTTTAAAATTTTTGTTACGGGAGCTACACTTTTAACTTTTGTATCATAAAGGGGACCTTGATTTAAATTTTGAGGAAATTCTGGTAAAACAGGTATTTCTTTAATACCGTGTTGGGAAATGAGCCTAATCAATTCTTTATTTTTGAGGGAATAAGCGGGAAGATTATCTTTAAGGGTCAACAAAAATTGAAGTAACGATTCAGTTCTAAAACCTTGGTAGAAGCGAGTCAACAAGCAAACACAGTTTGTTTTGTGTAACTTGGCCGTTTCAAAAAGTTTAGACTTTAGTTCCTCATCGTTACAATAATGGCAAACACTACAATCACAGTTACAAATTTGTTCAATTACGTCGTACATATCAGTTAAAGTCATTTCATGATCGGGGGACACACGTTGATTTCCATACATAGAAATACAATACTGACGAATGTTATCTCGGGAGACTTCCATTCGTCGTATATAGCAAGCGCAGTTTGAATTCCATTTCGCATTTAAAGGTGTCGAAACAGAATTGCTGCAGGTCTTGCAATTTCTACAATCATTATCTAAACATGTGTTAGCCTCTTTCACTAAAACACTTAATTTTTCATCTTCACTGATAAACTTGGGGAGATATTTTCTTTCCACAGACTTAACAAACATTGTAGTTAGTATAAAGATACCAGCTAGTAACGCGATCTTAAAGTACTTCCACCCAGCACCTAGCGTAGATACCAGGGTGTCAGTCAGTTGTTGTTTACAATTTGACAGATAGTTCTTGACAGATAAAGCATAATTTTGATAATAAGAAAATGATTCGTTTTCCCATATATTTGAGGGACGGGGAATGATATTAAATTTTTCTAATATTTTTGACATACCGTGTTTAACTGCATACAAAAAGTCCATAAGTGCACTATTTTTGTTGCCAAAGAAGAATGCACTAATGAAATGTTGCATGATCAGCACGCGTGAAGCGCGAGCTGCAATAACAGCGGTAGATGAACCTATACCTATTTCTGCGGAAGCTCGGAGAGGGAATTCAACAATATCTAACGGGGCTTCGTGGTTTGGGGGGGGAGTAGAATCTAACCATTGGGGGTTCCTATAGGCCTCTAAATATTCGGCAGAGTCCACGTGACGAGCGAATCGACTTTCAAGAGCAGAAGAACATTGTTCAACTACATCTTTATATGACATATTCGTTTGTAACGTTTTACCGTCGAATACAGAGAAGCGTTCAAAAATATAAACATCAAGATTATTAGTTGTTAAATTTCTTCCATTGGGACCTAACAAAATGCGAGCAGCATTACGGGCTTTCTGAGCATCTAATTTAAAACATTGTTGTCCAGACGCGTTGACATAATACTCTCGGAATTCTGGTTTAATGGATACACGATAAGCATAGTCTATTCTACGTTGAACAGCTTCGGGACAATTGAGGGATTCAGTCTTAATTACGTCGAGATTTGAAGAAAGGAAAACGAATTTGGCATTACAAAATTTATTGGATTTATCTTCTACAGATGACATATGGAGTTGAAAGGGAAAAGCATTTGTTACACGAATCATTTCAAAAAGTTCTACATTTGGATTGGTAGCGGAATCTTTCTTTTGGAGGAAATCATCATAAATTAAATACTCTTGATCATCATAACCATCCCAGTACTCATTTTCAGCAATACGTGCATGGATGTTCTGTTGCCAGTCAGCAGGAACAGGTCCAAAAACACGCATCATATCAATGATAAAAGGATATGTCATACCAGTTTTACCTAGACCAGTTGAACCAGTAAACCAAGCTACAATAGGTTCCACACGAAGTGAATGCTTATTGGCGCCAGATTTAAAAGCGGCATCACTGAGCTTGATAGCACCAGGGAGGAGAGAGCGAATTAGATTTAAATTGGCGGGGGCTAATTTTAAACGGGTACATTCTTTTATCAGACGCACTCCACGGGGGTAAAGCTTGGAAGCAGCTGTCATTGTTTCAATATCACGGTTAATTTCATTTCTTTCCATGTAACCAGCATATTTAGCAACATCGTCTGCCCAAGCAGTAACCTCGTCGAGCATTTCTGAACTAACAAATTTATTATTACGACCTAGAAATTTTTCTTCAATAAACGAATGCGCCTGTCCTACTACTAGATCCAATTTGGACCACATAGTTTCGATGCCAGAGATCATTTTGGGAAAACGATCCATACGCATAGCAAATTCGTCTACTGTGTGTTTACCGGGGAGAGTACCTACAAAAATACAATAAAGAGAAAGGAAAATCGATTTAATAATGTTAAAATGACTCGCACTAAGGGATTGAGCTATTGGCATTAAGAAGAGGGACCTAACAGTTATTATCAATTGAGTTATGATGTCGGAAGCGAGACCAGCGGCACCAATGACTCCACAAAGATTAACACAAAAGTCTTGAAGAGACAATTTGTGGGTGGTAAAACGATATAAATTGTAAATAGATGTTATTGAAGCGATAATTTTACGTTGATAGTCATTTACGGTTGTTTGATATTTATCGGATAAAGCTTTAGTCAATTCTGAAAAAAGAGAAAGAGATTTGTTAATAGCGTCGTCAAGGCTTCCATCAATCGTGTGATTAATAGAAATACCTATCTGAGGCTCTGCAATAAGCCGGGAATATTGATTATTCAAAAATTTCAAAGTATCACTGATGCCTGACACAGTTATATCGGCGTCTTCAGTGATACTATAAAACAATGTATAATATGCATAAATAATATCAATAAAATTATTTTTAATGGAGGGAGAATTATTATATTGTTTAAGAAGAGTAGCGTACGAAATGAATTCAGCATTTAAGATCTTGAGATTAGCTGTAGCAGAGGCGTAAAAACTTGACGCTCCATAAGAACGAGGTAACAATAAAGCAGATAAAATGGCAGAATTGTTGAGCACTTTATTTTTAAGGAAGAGTCGAAGAACATACGCATAAGCAGTGATTTTAGGACAATTAGATAAACCTGGTAAATTAAGTAAAAGACATAATGAAGCATTAATAAGACGATATGCTGAGGAAATTGGTAAAAATGTTGAATCATTAAATTGAAAAGACTTTCGTGCGATAGACAAAGATTTAAGAAAAAGAAAGAAACAATTAGTAATATCCTGATCATTACGAAGCTGTTGAGTTAAATGTTGATAAAGAACCTGAAGATATGAAATATTAGAAGGGATTTGGAAAATTTTGGAGGATTTGGAACGATCTTTACGAGATAGGCGATTGTAATCAGAAATTAAGGCAACAACGAAACGTTTTTGAAGTTTGGGAGTGGCGGGGAGAGAATCAACAAGGAAAAGTTGATTTTCAGCTCGAGCAATTCCAGAAGAAGAACGAAGGGGTGCAACTTTAGTAGGGGGACCTAACAAAGAATGGGCTGAATTTCGAATCTGCAATTCCTCAGACGCTGACAAAGTCAGGCTAAGGGACGGGAGACTCTGAAATAGCTGAGACATATTTTCTGACATTGTTAATAGTTTGAACAGTATCAAAAGCGTAAATTATAAATATAGTTGACAAATAAATTTTCTTATTAAGAAGACCTAAAAAGAACAACAGGGTTAAAACAATTAATAAACACTTGGGAATAAAGAATCCGAGGAGTGTCCGTAGATTTGTGCAAATCAGTATAAATACTGCGCGAGCTCCTATATAGGACTTACGGAAGACAGCGGAAAAATTAATCTTGCAAAAATAATAAAATATAATAAAATACAAATGGTTTATGTGATAACGCACACAAAAACGGGTTAGACTTAGTCCACAAATACTGAATACGGGAAAAACCCCTTGACAGCAATGTGTAAGACACGGGTAACCAAACGGGGTGTCACTTAACGGAAAAATGACCCAGACGTCGGCTTTTTGCAAAGAAAGCTTAAACTTTTAAATATGCAAATGCACTGACAATGAATACGGGAAAAACCCCTTGACACTGTAATGTAAACGCAGGTGGAGGTTTCGCTAAACCAACAAAAACGACAAGAAATTACAAACGGAAAAACCTTTATA